GATACGAAATGGAAACAGTTCTTTGTTACAGGTACATTCGATGCTAACCATATTAATGATTTAACATTAAATATTCGTACAGAAACATCAGCCGCTGGAGTAGGTGAAACATTCTTTATTCATAATGCACCTAGTTTATTTAAAAATAATTTTGTAGTATTAAAAGGTTATCGTGCTCTTACTACTGATGATGTAGAAATATTTGAAGACATGTGGTTACAACGTTATACTACTGCTGCTATAAAAATGCAATGGGGGGCTAATACAGGAAAATATGATGGTGTTCAACTTCCTGGTGGTGTAACTATGCGTGGTGGAGAACTTTATCTACAAGGTAAAGAAGAGATGGACCAGTTAGAAGTCGAATTCGCACAAAAATATGAAGGAATGGATGAAATCCTAATCGGTTAATGGCAGTTAATAAATATTTCAACCTTCATGGTGAAGGACAAACTAACGAATCTGACCTTTTACAGCAAATGACTGATGAATGCATTCAGGTTACTGGCGTGGACGTTTATTATTTACCACGTACTGTTGTAGCGGAAGATACACTCTTTGGAGAAGATATTCTTTCGTCTTTTGATACTAAATATCAAATTGAAATGTATATTGATAGTTTTGATGGATATCAAGGTGAAGATATACTTGCTCAGTTTGGAATTAACGTAACTGATCAAATAGAATTTACTGTAAGTGTTCCACGTTTTACAGAAGAAACAGGTATGGCTAAACCCTTAGAAGGTGACTTAGTTTATTGGCCTACCGCTAACGCTTTATTTGAAATTAAATTTGCGGAAGATGAATTACAGAATTTCTACGCTCACGGTAAATTATATACTTGGAAAATTAAATGTCAATTATTTGATTTCTCACATGAAACAATTACTACATTAGCTGATATAGATTCCGACTTAACTGCGGCTGATGAACTTAATACTACATTAGAAGCAAATGCTGTTGATTTAGTTGCTGATCCAGACGCTGCTGAACCTCTTCTTGCTGATCCTGTTGGTAGTAACGCTGATATAGAGACAGAAGCAGCTTCTATAATTTCGTTTGAGGAGTCAAATCCGTTCGGTTCATTTTGATTTAATAGTCCAACCAGATCGTGTTTGTTTAGTTTTACCATTAACTAATAAGAAAGAAGAACCTGTACTGATATTGTACAGTTTAGAAAATTCTACTCGTAGTCCTGTAAATATTTCATCAGTCTTTATGTTTATAAAAGTATATATAGTTCTATCCATATTAGGAGTTATACCTTGTTCATAAAGTTCTTTTAATTTTTTAGTTCCAGCTTCATTTGTTGATTGTAATACTCCACGTTTCTTGGCAGCTTTAGACATATTTTCTTTAGTTTCTTCTGAATGTTTAAATCCCTGTAAACAAGTACGACCTTTATTAGCTTCTCTAATCTTCTTCTTAGCTGATATTGATTTATCTGAGTTCCAAAAGTCTATATTGGTTTGTTTTATCTTTTTCTTAGTTTCTTCTGAATGTTTATAGTCTTTCATAACAGTAAACCAATTATGAGCAAACTTATCTCCACGACATTTATGTATAGAAACGTGATCATCAGGATGTAACGCGATAAGATTTTTTGGATTGTGTGAACCACCTTCTGACTGTGGTTTTATGTGATGTACAACAAAACCTATAGGTATAGACCAATTTGGATAGTGTTGTTGCCAATATCTAGTTAAATTAAGACGGTGATTGTTTGTATAAATAGTAGTAGTCATGCTTTTTATCCCTTAAATGATAAATAGTATTGATTAGGTCATAAGGGTGTTGACGCACCTTTATTGACTGTATATAAGTATTTATCAAAGTGATAAGGTAGAAATGGATATAATAACAAAAAAAATTGTGAATAAACTATAATGATTACTCAAAATGGTAGCTCACATTTTTATCATGGTTCAGCTAGAAAAATAGTTGCGGCTTTTGGTACGTTATTTAATAATATCATATTATATCAATATGATGGTGCAGGCACTCCACAGAAAGCGATAAAAGTACCTATTACATATGCAAGTAAACAGCATTTTATAGCTAAGATGCGTGATGATTCATTAAGTAAAAACATAACAACAAACATAACATTACCTACTATAGCGTTTGTGTTAGATTCATTAACATATGATCCTAGTAGACAAATTAACGCATTAGATTATAAGTCAAAACCAAATGGTGTGAATCCTGATTTAAAAGATAAACGTTGGAATCCTGTACCATACATATATAATTTTACTCTGTCTGTATACACCAATAAAACAGAAGATGGTCTTCAAATTATTGAACAAATTCTTCCTTGGTTTACTCCTGAATTAAATGTTCCTATAAATATGGTAGATGAAGTTATTGATGTGCCTATTGCATTAAATGACGTATCATTTGAAGATAATTACGATGAAGGTTTTGATAACAATAGATTAGTACAATGGAATCTAGCATTTGAAGCAAAAGGCTTATTCTACAAACCAGCTAATACACCAACAATTATTGAAAATGTTGTTGTTGATTTTCATGATGATATGGATTTCTCTACTCCAGTTGAATTGGGTAGAATTACAGAAAGAGAATATAGCTATCTAGTAGATAGTAATGGCGATAATATTATAACTAGTTATGGTGATTCAATCATATCTAAAGAAAAGGCTTATTAAGAAATGGCAAATAAAACAATTACACAGGTTGGAGAGAAAGTAACTCCTGATTTAACGGATGTTCTTCTTATAGAAGATACTAATACTTCTCCTGTAACATTTAAAACTAAAATAGGTAATCTACTTAAAAGATTATTTACATTTGATGATGTATATGATGATTATCAAGTATCTATTAATGCTATTGGAGCTGCGGGTGGTAATACTGCTCCTACTTTAGAATTATTCAGAGATAATATATATTTCTATGAATTTCCATCAACTCCCCAGATTACTGAGGGGTTCTTTATGATTCATTTGATGCATGATTTGAAGCCTGATACTGATATGAGTTTCCATTTACATTGGGCGCATAATAATGGTGCTCCAACAGGTGATATAAAATGGAACATAGAATATTCATATGCAAGAGGATATGAGCAAGATACTTTCGGAGCTTCAACAAATTTATCAACAATACAAACAGTAGGTGCTCAATACTCACATCACATAACAAATGATGATGATATGGTTATTTCTGCTGGAACACATAATTTAGAGCCAGATGGTCTTCTTATAGGTCGAGTATACCGCGATTCTACCGATGTTGTTGATGACACAAACGTAGATGCTTTCTTATTACAAGTAGATATACATTATGTTAAGTCACGTACAGGTACTACAGAACGTAACGCTCCATTTACAAGCGGTGGTTTCTAACAATGAAAAATCATATATCCAAGAATTTGGATGATGCCGTAATATATATTGCTTTTTCAAGACATGAATTTGATCTTGAAGAAATAAAAAAGAAACCGTCTTATATATTTCAATGGTTAGGTAGTATTCTTATTCGTATATTCACATTATCAAAATATAGTCATGTTGATTATGTATCTAATTTAAAAGATAGAAATGATAATAATTCAATATTAGGGGCTATTCCTGATGGTGGATTAAAATATAGATCTCAACATCATAATAATTTTCACGCTTTATATAAATGTAACATATATAGTGAAGATATTAATGTAAAAAATAGATTTTTAGAATATATAGAATCACAAATAGGTAGTAAATATGATTATAATGCATTTATTGGTTTTATATTACCTAAAAGAGATTGGAATAAACCTAGTAAATGGTTTTGTTCAGAAATTATAGCTGCAGGATTCAAACAAATTGGTGTGGATTTTGATGAACAATCTTCAAGAGTATCACCAGATGATTTATATCATACGTTACAAGCTAGTAACTTACTTACACGGATTAAGATAGAAAATGATTAGTTTTAAAGAATATTTAGCAGAAGAATCTACTTTTAAGATCACAACTGGTCAATTAAAAGAATTAGAAAAGACCCTTGATAAGCTATTCGCTGAAATTAATGTTGATATAGAATTCTCTCGACATTTTTTTGATCGTCTAAATGATGCTAGAAATAAAGACCAGATAAGAATTAGTGAATTAAGAGATTTGTTTAGAGCTGAGTTTAAAAAGTATAAAAATGCTTTCGCTAATATGAAAGATGACTACGAAGCTATGTTTAAAAGCATACAATCGAAGATTAATATACCTTTTGTTATAAACATCAATAAAGATAAAGAAATAGAACTTACTGCTAAAACAATTATGCGTAAGCCAAATTTCACCACAAGAACTAAAGTATATAAAGTATAAGAAAAATAATATTATGAAACAAGAAACAATACATGAAATGAATGCTATTTTAGATATAGCTAATGAAATTATTGAAGAAGATAAAGACCTTTTAGCAAAAACTAAACACATTCCTACCGTAACATATACAGGTAATGATGATGATCTTATAGCTGATTACAAATACGCTCGTGATACCCTAAAGAATTTAATAAGTAGTGGTGAGTTCGCTTTAGCTAAAATGGAATCTATGATACAAGATACTCAAACCCCAGGAATATTTGAAGTATTCTCTAAACTTATAAAGTCAATAGCTGACTTATCTACCGATCTTATTAAATTACAAAAAAGCATGAAAGAAATAGCTACTCCTATGAAAGTTGTAGGTGGTAGTAATACGACTAAAGATAATGATAATGATAATATAGAAATGACAACTGGACAGCTAAACGATTTACTCAATAAAAACAAAGAAAAATAATGGCTATTCAAGGTACTAAATTACGTAAGATTAAGTGTTACATGGGTAACACGAAAATAAAACGTGAAGGTGTGAAAATGATCTTCACTCCTGAGATGATTCAGGAATACGATAAATGTAAAAATGATATTGTTTATTTCTGTAGAGAATATATAAAAATTGTCCATGTTGATCGTGGACTAATTGATTTTGATATGTATGATTTTCAAGAGGATTTCATTAATAATATCAATGATAATCGTTTTAGCGTTAGTTTATGTTCACGACAAGTAGGTAAGTCAATTACTACTGTAGCATGGATGTTACATTTTATTTTATTTAACGATTATAAACGTTTAGGTATTATCGCTAATAAAGGTGCTACAGCACGTAAGATACTAGGTAAATTAAAACTAGCGTATGAGAACCTACCACACTGGCTACAGTCAGGCGTAGTTGAATGGAACAAAGGTTCTATTGAATTAGAGAATGGTTGTGTTATAGAAGCTTCTAGTACCTCTGGTGATGCTGTTCGTGGTGATTCACTATCAGCTCTATTCATTGATGAAGCAGCATTCATCGAAGAAAATTTGTGGGATGAGTTCTATACTTCTGTATACCCTACAATTTCATCAGGTAAAACAACAAAGATTATCATGGTATCTACCGCTAATGGTATGAATCATTATAATAAAATATGGAAAGATGCTGTAGCTGGTAAATCTACGTTCTCACCATTTGAAATAACTTGGAAATCTGTTCCTGATCGTGATGAAGCATGGAAAGCTGAGACAATAGCAAACACATCAGTAGAAAAGTTTTCACAAGAACATGAAAATGAATTCTTA